AATTATTGATAGTATTGCCTGAAATCACATCTTGGCTTTTCTTTGTCATTTTCAGATTTACGCCAAAGTCGATGGTTGTGGAATCTGTTGCGGCATCATAACTTCGATTATACAATCTGGTAGGACGAATGGAATCATAAACGATCAATGTCTCGGAATAAATATGCTTGGCATCCAACTCAAAACTAAGGATATACTTCGATTGATTGATATAAAAAACCATAGACATCTTCGTAATTTCATTCCTCGAAATGTCATCCAGCATGAAAGGAACTACTCCGGTTTTCTCATTCCGGTCTTTAGGCATTCTTAAAACCAGCATCTTGAAGAATTCGATGGCATTTAATATATTTGTTTTGCCGGAAGCATTGGCACCATAGATAATGCCCACTTTCAGCAATTTACCCCCTCTTTAACTTCATACGAATACTCATCAGACATAAAAGTATCTACTGATGGCTCAAAACTGATTTTCTGAGCCGATTTGATAGAGAAAAAATTCTCAATGCTGAACTCTGCTATCATAATTGTTAAATTTATCTGTTATATAGCACAAAGGTAAGAATAAAATTCCATATAATAAATTATAATCCATATTATCGTAATAAAATTACGAAATACACAACAAAAACAAACACACTTACTTGTTTAGATTGTTTTGAGAAGTATTGATAGTTTTGAGATTTTCTCAAAAGCCAGGGATTATCCATAAAGATCGTACCCAAATTATCGTTATGCTCATGTGCCATAGACAAATCTACTATTTGGTACGGTAGCGTCAATATTCTTGGCTATCCAATAGAAGATGATAGTATTATAAAAATTACAGACATCAAACTTGCAAACGAACTTTTGGATATCATTTACAACAATGGAGAGAAGAAGTATGAAAACTCAAGAAGTAAGGAGAAATCGACAAAAAAGAAGAAGAAATAAAAAGTAGGGAGAAAATCATTCACTATGCTTTTTAAGGACAACACACCAAGTGCAGCAGCTTTTGCCGAACAATGTTGTAGGAAAGCAGATAGCCTGGCTGAATGCCGACAAAGTGACGAAGCGCGTCGGACCGGACAAGGACGGATATTGGCAAGTGGTCGAAAAAACGGATTGATTTTTTCTGGAGGGAGCGCAGTTTGCCGCCTGCCCGCTTCATCCAGCCTTCAAAAAACATCCCTCCCATAGAATACTGGACAGCATACGGACCGGCAGCAATCTACTGGCTGTATGCTGTTCCTCTTTTGTCTTTTGTTCCGACTTTTCCGTCAGTCGCTTGTTTCCGCTGCCGTCGGCCTCCATTGTACAGACGTGAAAGGGAAAAGGTTTTCGGGCTGAATACCCTTTGCCCGCAAAGGAAGATTCTGCCCGAAACGGCACGGCCGCCCGACCTTTTCACTTTCAATGGAGTCTGTACTAACTTCCATGGACGGCGAGGGAACAGGCGGCTGCGAAACGGTCATTGGTTGTCATGGCCGGAATCTGTGAGGTCTTTGCGTCTCTTTTCCATCAGCTTGTCCATATCCTCGGAAATTTTATCATCGGTCACTTTGGCATAGCCTTGCGTGGTCCTGATGTTCGTGTGCCCCATCATCTTGCTGATACTCTCGATCGGCACACCTGCCGAAAGCGTCAAGGTTCCGAACGAATGCCTGCTCGCGTGGTAGCTGAGATTCTCTTTCACACCTGCCAATATGCCTATCTCGTGGATACAGTACCAAAGCCTGTTCCGGTTGGGAAGAGGGAATACCGGTCGACCGTCATCGGTTGTATTGTATAGGGATAGAATCTGTTCGGCTACGGGGTGTAACGGTATAAATGACTCGACATCGGTCTTCTTCCTGTTGATACGGATGAAGCGTCTTCCGTCCGCGGTTGTTCCGATATGCGAGGGATAAAGCCGTTTTACATCGACATAGGACAGCCCCGTGAAGGCTGAAAAGATGAACGCCCTACGGGTAAGCTCCTGCAACCTTTCCGGCATGGGCTGTTCCATAATCCGTTGCAGTTCCGCCCTGCTGATATGCTTCAGCTTATAGTCGGGCTTCTTTTCGTATGGGACATCGGCAAGTGGATTGAAACGGATAACCTCCCTGTCTACGGCAATATAGATAAGCCTGTTCAGCCATGTAAGGCAGTGGTTGATATGTCCCGCCCCGCAATCTTTGGATTTCAGGTAGAGTTTATAGCCCCAGCCGAAGTCTTCGGTAATATCCTCAAAGGCGATGTCCCGCATACCCAGCGACAGCAGATATTCGTGCAGGTATGCCTGTGAGGATTTGGACTGGCGGTAAGAAGAGGTGGAGTCTATCACTTCCGAGCGGATTCTCAGTCTTTCCTGTTCTTCCTCTCCGGCTTTCAGCAGCGTGACCGGGACGACTGACACACAGGTAATCTCGTTCTTCAACATTTCAGCCGTGACCATGCCCGCATCCTTCAACAGATTGTCATATGAGGTTTCTATTCTGGAGCGGAGTGCTTCAAGGAGGTTGTTCGTTCTTGCATCCCTCGCCTCTCCGGTCTTGGCTTTCCAGTCTTTGGGATTGCAGTAGCAACCCGTGGCAAACACGCTGTTCTTGCCGTCAATGGTGATACGGCACATAATGGCGGTAGTTCCGTCCGTTTTAACCTTACTACGGTTAATATAGTATAGAATTGAAAATGTACTTCGCATAATTAAATTGTTTTTATAGGGTTAGAGAACAAGTTTCAGATCCTTTGTCGCCTCGATGTATTTGTCCATGTCCTCGAAAAGTTTTTTAGGGGTTACACGGGCATACACCTGGGTGGTCCTTATATCCGCGTGACCCAGCATCTTGCTGACAGTCTCGATAGGTACGCCGTTTTCAAGGGTCATGAGGGTCGAGAACGAGTGGCGGCCCATGTGGTAGGACAAACGCCCCTTGATGCCGACTTTCATTTTGATGCTCGTCAGGCACCATTTCAGGGCCTGGTATGGAATTACGGGAAACAGAGTCGGCCTTGTGTCGTCACGGTATTTTTCGATAAGGGCTATCGCTTCGGGCAGTAATTTCACCCGGCTTAGTTGGCCGTTCTTCCCCCTACGGTATTTCAGCCATAGCGCACCGTTATCGTCCCTTGAGAGATTATCGGGCGTAATAGCTACAACATCCACATATGAGGTTCCGGCATAACAGGCGAAAAGGAACATGTCTCTGACGATGGAGTGTTCCAGGCGGCATCCGGTAAGTTCTATATTCCGTATCTTCTCGAAATCCTCCTTGCTTAACGCTCTTGGAGCTGTTTCCTTCTGCTTGGGTAATTTGTAGTGTTCAAAATAATATTTGTCTGAATATCCCTCCTTGAAGGCTATGCGGCAGATCTTCTTCAGGATAGCCAGGTAATGGCGCACTGTCTGGATGCCCAGACCTTTCTCTATCACGACAAACTCCTGAAATTCCCGGATGAACTGCTCGTTGAGCTGGCAGAAAGCGAGGTCGGATACATTGAATCTGACGCTGACGAAATCTGCGAGACGGTTGCGGGTGTAAAGGTAGTTGGGCAAGGTGCGGTGAGACACATCGATGCCCACACGTGCCCTGATTTCCTCGATATGCCTGTCGAAGAGTTTGAACAGTGTCATCCGCGTGTCCTTGCTGCCTTGAAAGGCTTCCTTGACTGCCGTCGCATCGAAATCGGTCTTTCGCTCCAAAAGGGAGTCGAACGCGGAGTTTACAGCCAACAGCAGCTTGTCGATTTTTGCGTTGACTTCCACTGCCTCCTTGCTCTTGCCGTTCAGACGGCTTTCCCGGGGATTCCACAGCTCGGGAGTGCAGGAGAGCTTGCAGCTGAATTGCGCCATCGTCCGGTTAACGGTGATGCGCCCCATTATCGGGGCTTTGCCCGACTTGTCCAGTCCGCTCTTTTTGAGGTAGAGCAAAACCTTGAATTTTTCTACTTTCATACGCTTATATTTTTAGTGGCAAATTTACCTGTTTTATAAGCGTTCTTTGATATGCAAAACTATGACAATCAGTGTAATATATCGCTGTTTTAAATTATTTGATCCACTCTTCGTTACCTTGTCCCAACCGGTAACAGCCCTGCTAACGATTTGGTAACCGAACATCTTCAATAATCCCCACTTTCTTGCTTTTTTCTCAAGTGGAAGAATATAGAGAAATAATTGGTTCCCAGTAGATTGCGTTGTGCTTTCTTTTAGTTTCCGTTACTCATATTACTTCTTTCCTTCCATGTGGCCCGTCATAGCTATGCCACAAGCATTTGCCTTGCAAA